AGGAGGAGTTAGAGGTTCTAAAAAATGAAAATGCGTTATATCGGGAAGCAACCCAAAAAATTGCAGAATGGGAAAATCTCTACAGAAGTGTTGACTCTGGACTCCCATCAGCAGTACTTGACAAGCAAGAACTCGAAAACGAAGTGGCAACGATTCGTAGTCGCATTCAAAAAGCGCGTTCAGAGCTTGAAGAAGTTATTGCCGAAAACGAGAAAAGGGAACGACACAACACCAAAGTAGGCATCATTCTAGAACAGACACAAGAGTTTGAAACTGAGCTAAAAGATCTGCAAACTTCTCTGAAGAATTTGGAGCAAGAAGCAAATGTTCTTGAAGTTCTCAAAAAAGCGTTTAGTACGAACGGACTTCTCGCGTATAAGATCGAATCTCTTGTCAAAGAACTGGAAGAACTTACCAACGAGTATCTTACAGAATTTAGTGATGGTCGCTTTAGTATTAACTTTGTTGTAGAAAACGATAAGTTGAATGTAGAAGTAACCGATAATGGGAAGCCTATCGACATTCTTGCTCTTTCAAGCGGTGAGCTTGCCAGAGTAAATATTGCTACTCTTGTAGCGATTCGTAAATTGATGACTTCCATCAGCCGCAGCCAGATTAATGTACTCTTTCTAGACGAAGTTAATCAAGCTCTTGATGAAATGGGCAAAGAAAAAGTTGTGGAGATTCTTCTCCAAGAGGACTCTCTGAATACTTATCTCGTTTCTCACGGTTGGACGCACCCGCTGTTAGAAAAGATTGAAATTGTTAAAGAAGATAATATAAGTAGACTAAATGGTTAATTCAAGACAGAAGGGACGGAAGGGTGAGCATTTAGTGCTCGACCTTCTAAATAGAGTAACACAGAGAACATTTGAACAAACACCGGGCTCTGGCTCTGGTAAAATTAAAGGAGATCTTTATCTACCTCACAAGAAAAATGTTTTCCTTATAGAAGTTAAATTCTACAAGGATGATGCTCTGACCTCTAAAATCTTTACCAGTAAGTCTAATCCGTTCGTACAGTGGTGGTCGAAAACGGAAAAGCAGGCTCTAGAGTCAGGTCTAGAGCCTCTTCTGTTTTTCAAAGCAAATTACGGGCAGATTTTTGTAGCAACAGAAAGAAAACCTGAAAATGTATCGTATTTTTATATTTCATGGTTAAATGTTTATGTTTGTCTAGCTGAGCCTTGGCTAGAGAACGAGAAAGTGGAATGGAGTTATGGCAAAATCGTTTACCGACCTTGGGACACTCCCTCAGACGACGAACTTGTTGATAGTTGATGGTCTGAACCTTGCGTTTCGTTGGAAGCATCAGAAGAAAGAGTTTTTCAAAGTCGAGTTTGTAAAAACAGTTGAGAGTCTAGCAAAGTCTTATAACTGTGGAAAGATTGTAGTGCTTGGGGACGGAGGTAGTGAATATCGTAAAAATATTGATCCTGAATACAAAGCACACCGAAAAGAAAAGTATGCAGATCAAACTGAAGAAGAAAAAGCAGAGTTTCTTCAGTTTCTAAATGAATTTGAAAAAGCACTTGATATGTGCAAAGAAAAAGATTACTCTGTGCTAAAATATCAGGGAGTAGAGGCAGATGATATTGCTGCTGTACTTTGCCTGAATAAAGAAGAACTTGGACATGAAGAGATCTGGCTGATTAGCTCTGATAAAGACTGGGATCTTCTAATAACCGAGAACATTTCACGGTTCTCTACTGTGACACGCAAAGAAACAACGCTTGAAAATTGGGACGAACATTACGACTTTGATCCAGAATACTATCTAACATTTAAGTGTCTAACTGGAGACAAAGGTGATAACGTTCCTGGGATTTCGGGCATCGGCCCAAAACGAGCATCATCAATTATTCAAGAATATGGTGACGTCTTTGACATTATGTCGTCGTTACCTCTAGAAGGTCGGCACAAATTCATTGAAAACTTAAACGAATTTGGCAAAGATAATCTAGAAAAGAATATTCTACTTATGGATTTGAGTTACGATCCTGATGCTGCTGTTCTCGGCCATAGTGAAGAAATATTGGAAAAGGTAAAAAATGCTTAAACTTGACTATAGTAGAGATAGTTTACTCGACGAGTTTGCAATTGCAACTCTGCGAGATCGGTACATGGTAGAAGGAGAAACTTCTCCTCAAGAAGCGTTTGCTCGTGCTGCAATGGCTTTTGCAGATGATGAAGCTCATGCTCAGCGGTTGTATGATTATGCAAGCCAGCTTTGGTTTATGTTTTCTACTCCTGTACTTTCTAACGGTGGAACGCAACGCGGTCTGCCGATTAGTTGCTTTTTGAATTATGTGGACGACAGCCGAGAGGGTATCACCGAGCACTATGTAGAAAATGCCTACCTTTCTTCCTTTGGCGGAGGAATTGGAGGCACCTGGAGTGAAGTTCGTTCTCAAGGAACTAAGACTTCTAAAGGCTCTGAATCTACTGGTATCATTCCCTTCATTGGAGTTGTCGATAGAGAAATGCTAGCGTTTTCTCAGGGGGTCACGCGCAGAGGCAGCTACGCTGCATACTTGCGCATGGATCACCCCGAGATTGAGGAGTTTTTGGATGTTCGTAAACCAACTGGTGGTGACCATAATCGCAAGTCTACTAATCTTCATCACGGCGTGGTTATACCTGACCGTTTTATGGAGCTAATTCATTCTGCTACTAGAATGGATAACTTTGATGATAGTTGGGATCTGGTCGATCCTCATACTAAACGAGTAGTAAAGACGGTAAGTGCTCGTGCGCTTTGGGTAAAACTTCTTCAGAATCGTATGGAGACTGGCGAACCTTACCTGATGTTTGAAGATGCAGTTCAATCTAATCTTCCCGAGTTTCAAAAGAAGCTGGGACTAAAAGTGCATCACTCGAATCTTTGTTCAGAAATTACACTTCCGACAAATGAAGAGCGTACAGCAGTATGCTGCCTATCGAGTGTAAACTTGGAATACTTTGACGAATGGAAAGATATTCCTTCGTTTATTCCTGACCTGGTTCGGATGCTTGATAATGTTCTTGAATACTTTATTGATAATGCTCCAGACTCGATGTACCGCTCTAAGTTTAGTGCTATGCGTGAGCGTTCAATCGGATTGGGCGCAATGGGCTTCCACGCATATCTTCAGCGTAATGACATTGCTTTCGAGAGCGTACCCGCTGCTGCTATGAACAATATTATGTTCAAGCATATTAAAGATGAGGCGGTAGAAACGACTCGCAAACTTGCTGTGGAAAGAGGCGCTTGCCCAGACGATTCGACTTGTACTGTGCGTAATGCTCATTTGCTTGCTATTGCTCCTAATGCAAGTAGCAGTATTATTTGTGGAAATACTTCTCCGAGTATTGAACCTTTCCGAGCAAATGCGTTTACTCAGAAAACTAAATCTGGATCTAATCTTCATAAAAATAAATTCTTGAAGAGAGTGCTAGAAAAGCATGGAGAAGATAACGATACTACTTGGAGAAGCATCGTTACTAATAAAGGAAGCGTGCAGCATTTGTCATTCCTTTCAGAGCACGAGAAGAATGTTTTCAAAACTGCCGTAGAGATTAATCAGTCTTGGTTGATTGAGCACGCAGCGGATCGACAGCAATTTATTTGCCAGTCTCAAAGTCTAAACTTATTCTTCCCACCGGATGTGAATAAGATTGACTTACATAACATTCATATGCTAGCATGGGCTAAAAATCTCAAGACTCTATATTACCTACGAAGCGAAGCTATCTCCCGTGCAGATAATGTCTCTTCGCAAGCAAAGAGAGAAATTATCTTTGAGCAACAGGAGTGTCTAAGCTGTGAAGGTTGATATTTACGGTAAAGAAAACTGTTCTTACTGCACCGCTGCCAAGAATTTGGCAGCGGCTCGTGGTCTAGAATATACTTATAAGCAACTTGAAGCGGATTATGGATGGGATATTTGGTTGAAACTGTTTCCCCATGCTAAATCGTTTCCTCAAATTGTAATTGATGGCGAAGCCATCGGTGGATTTGAAGATTTCAAATCCTTTCTGGAGAATCATTCGTGAGCCTTCTAGCCGAAAGAAACTATTACAAGCCTTTTGACTATCCGTGGGCGTTTGAAGGGTATAAAAAGCAACAACAAATGCACTGGCTTCCTGAAGAAGTTCCGCTGCAAGATGATGTACGGGACTACAGAGAAAAACTGAGTCCTGAGAATCGTCGTCTGATTGATAACATTTTTCGCTTCTTTACTCAGGCAGACGTAGATGTTTGCTGTGGATATGCAAAACATTATTTGCCTACATTTAAAGCTCCCGAGCTGCGGATGATGCTAGCGAGTTTTGCTGCTATGGAAGCGGTACATCAGGAAGCATACTCTTTGCTTCTTGAAACTCTTGGCAAAGAAGCAGAAATGTATCAAGAGTTTATGAATATTCAAGAAATGGTAGAAAAGCACGAGTATCTTAGTAACTTTAGCATGAAAGATCCTCATAACATTGCCAAGACTCTAGCCGTATATTCTGGATTTACAGAAGGCGTACAGCTATTTAGTAGTTTTGCTATTTTGTTGAATTTTCCTCGACATAACCTAATGAAAGGCATGGGCCAAATTGTTACCTGGTCTATTCGTGACGAGTCTCTCCATGTAGAGTATGTGTCTAAAGTATTTAGGCAGTTTATTGCGGAGCATCCCGAGATTTGGACGGATGAACTCAAATATGAAATTTACTGTGCAGCAGAGCGAGTTGTAGAACTAGAGGATAAATTTATTGATGTATGCTTCGATAAAGCAAATATTCCAGATCTTACTGCAACAGAAGTTAAAGAGTATATCCGATACATTGCCGACAGGAGACTGCTGGGACTAGGGATGAAGAATATTTTTCGCTCTACGGAAAATCCTCTTCCTTGGATCGACTACCAACTTAATGCTGTTGAACACACTAACTTCTTTGAGAACCGTGCTACTGAATACGCAAAAGCAAGCACACAAGGAAACTGGCAGGATATTTTTAAATGAGTAAAATTACAGTGGATAATGTAGACTATGACATTGCTAATCTTCAAGAAGAAGAAAAAGCAATCGTAATTGCTATCAATAAGTGTGATGAAGAGCTAGAAAAGCTGAATCATATGTATGCTATTTTGAGCACTGCTCGACAAGCATATGTAAATGATCTTGGATCGAGGTTAAACAAAGAAGAGTTCAAATGAGACTATTTGTAGGATTTGAGGAAAAACATCCTGAAATGTTTCAAGTATGCAGAGAGTCTATTGCTAGACATAATCCGCATATTAAAGTACTTCCTCTAGTCAAAAATGAACTAAGCTGCTACTCTCGTCCTTTTGAGGGCGAGAGTACAGACTTTGCTTTTACTCGCTTTCTAGTCCCGCATCTTTCTAATTACGAGGGCATCTCTATTTTTTGTGATGGAGATTTTTTATGGCGGTGTGACCCTGAAGAATTACTCAACTATGTAGACCGTGGAAAAGCAGTATCTGTAGTTAAGCATCCCATTTTAGTTACTGAGTCCCATAAAAAGATGGACGATAAAACAAATCATCCTTATCCTAAGAAGTACTGGTCATCTTTAATGGTGTTCAATAACTCTTTTTGTAGAGATCTAACTCCAGAAGTCGTAAATACTGCAAAAGCAAGATGGTTACACCGACTAAGCTGGGCAAACGGTATTTCTGAAATTCCTGCAACCTATAATTATTTAGTTGGATACTATGGGTTTGCTAACCCTAAAGTAGTGCATTTTACAGACGGCGGACCTTGGTTGCCAGAGTACAAAAATGTAGAGTTTGCTTCAGAATGGCTTTCAATCTATGACGATATTTACAAATAAAAATATAATTTTAGTAGGAAACTCTGTAGAGTTGATGCACCACAACTTTGGAGAGTTGATTGATAGTTATGATATGGTCATTCGACTAGGAAAGGGTGCAAAAGTTGACGGACATGAAAAACAAATAGGCAAAAAGCTAGACGTATGGGCAACGGGATTTTTAAGAGAGCCCATGCACAAAAGTAGAATATTTAAAAATATTCCAATTTTGCTAAATAGAAATAGAATGTCTATAGATGTGCCCAGAGAGCATAAAATGAAGGGCAAAGATGTAACAGAAATGTTCTCCGATGAAGAAATCTTGGCTTTTGATAAAGAATTTGGATTTGACCGTGGACCAGGGCAAAGACTTTCTAACGGTTTAGTCACAATTCTGTACTTTACTAGAAAAGAGACGAGTTGGAAATCTTTTACAATTATTGGTTTTGATTGTTTTTCTAAATCGCTGTCATTCAAAGTAGGAGAAGCAAAGCCGTACAGCTGGCATATGCCTGCTAATACTGTTGAGTGGCATCCTCATGATGGCAAGAAAGAACGAGACATTATACTTAATGAGTCAAATAAGTTTGAAAACTTTAATTGGATAGTACTCTCGGACTTTACTAGACAGGAGATCTTTTGAGATTAATTCTGTTTTTCTTTCCTTTCTTAACTGGCTGTACCAACTGGTCAGCCAGTGTCTCTGTAGATGACCCCTTCTTCGATCCTTACGGACGCCCCCTCCCAAAACAATGTAGCCTCGACACCGTTTCCAATGCCGAGGCTACTTGTGCAGTCTTTCTAAAAATTACTAAAAAGATTTAAGCTTTACCCATCAGATACTGAGCTTCTAGAGCTTTTCGTAGGAATCTTTTTTGCTTCATAGATTTCGTGATGATAAGTTCATTTAGACCCGCATATCTAATATTGGTAGGAATTTTATCAATCAATCGCTCATAGGGTTCAAACGGAGTTGCCATATAACTCAATGTTGGAGTTAAATGAAATAGTCCTGCTATCAATACAGCATGATGGTTTAGAGCGTAGCACCTTCTTAAAAGCAAGTTATGATTCAAACAATCTTTAGGACCAATTGCTTCTTT